TTTACATTATGAATTGGAAGAAATATTAGAATCGTTTGATGAAGGGATACGTTTAATTAAAGAAGGTATGCAGGATATAGACGAAGGAATTGACTCCATATCGAAATACGTTTGAGGAGAATGAAAGATGGGAATTTGTTTAAACGAATATACAGAAGAGCATCTTGAAAGTATTCCTCCTGAATATATTGTGGCGGCAGAAAAAACCGTATTGATGTTACAAGGGAAGTTGGATTACATTGATGATGTAGATACTTGCCTGGCATATATTGCTGGTATTGATTGTCGTCAAAGTTGGAGTGAAACTCGCTTATGTCCCAAATATATAGTTTATTATGTAGATAAATCTCCATGTGCATGTTATGCGTTTGGAAAAGAAGATTGTATCAAGTTGCTAAATAATTTGATTGATCAATGGAAAAAATGGGCGGGGATTTAAGGAGAATGAAAGATAGAAAAGATTAATCCTGCAATAAGGTTTGTTTCAAAGAATAAAGAAAATCATATTATAGATATAGTAGAGTGTGAAAATCCATTTAGAAAAGATGGTTCATTTTTGACAGTTTTTCGGGAATGGATTAAATTGAATTTAGATCAAGGAAACAAGATCGAAATAGGGAAAGTTTGGGAATGAATACCGAACGATAAAAATATCAAATAATTCCTAAACGTTCAATATTTCAGACTATAAAATTTAACCGAACTTTATACACTTTGATCCAGTCTCTTTCTTTTCTTCATAACAAATAGTATAGAGAAAAGGAAGAACCGTTAAAGAAAGAGACGAACTAATTGGCGAACATAAAGAAACATGAAATCAATTATGAATTAGTCAAGAAATTAGCCGCAGAAGGCTTATCGCAATCCCAAATAGCCCGTATATGTAACATCCCAATATCTACCTTTGAAACCTACGTCTTTAAAGACCAAGAACTACAATTAGCTCTGAAAGAAGGAAAAGCCCTGCCAAACTTAGTGGTAGAGGCTTCCCTGTTTAGGAACGCCATAGGATTCCCCACAGTAAAAGAAACATACAAAAGAGTACCCCATAAGAAAGTCCAACCGAACGGGGAAGTCATAGTCGAACATGAAATGGTATTGGACAGACAAACAAGAGAATTAACCGCAGGACAAACCCAAGCCCAACAAATATGGTTACAAGCTAATTGGCCCGAAAAGTATAGACAGAGAATAGATATTAATCATAGCTTTGCCAATATGACTAAACTCGCACAAGGATCGGAATAAATGCATATTCGTATCAATTGTATTTTTCATACAGAGTTTGGAAAATGTTCTCATTTGGAAAGGGGGAAGGGTTTTCTTTGGTTGGGAAAGCGTTGCATTTTGTATGATTTATTTCCCAGTGAATGTAGTAAAAGATTGGCGCATAAAAAACCAGATCTCGTTCCTCCCCCTCCCCCTCCATATCCATTACCGAGACAAGTGTTTAGTAAACCTAATAAAATAAGATCGGAATAAAAGAAATGATAAACCGATACCCAGAAGGCCCAGGCGCAACTGATCATTGCCTAAGATGTGGACAGGAAATAGAGTATACCGAGAAGGGCTGGATCCATAAAGAAAGATCAAAAGGACATATAGCCGTACCCCTGTCCCATAAGGAACCTGTAAGACCGGTAACTAAGGGTAGTTTTAAATGATAATTCTAATCTAAAACGATTAAAACATTGATTTTATAACGAATAAAAAGATCAAAGGGAATAGATGGCTGAGATTATCAATATAGGGGATAGACTGAAGAGTAAGCCGAAACAGATAAGGCGAACTCGTAAAGCCCCTACTATCAAAAGGGTAAGGAAAGCCCCTATTCAAACTATTGATCCAATGTCTATTCCGGAGCTGTATGATGCTACTCATTTGAAAGGATTTGATGACCCAAGGGCGTTAGAGGCGTTGAAAAGATCGGTGTATGGAAGAGTGGATGAGGAAGAAGAAAAAGCTATCCAGTTGGTAAATCATTATCAAAGAAATTGGAAAGCGTTTTTCAAGAATGAGCTGGGACTGAATACGACGACATGGAGAGATGATCATCCACCGGGATCATGGACACCCAAACAAGGATATCCGTTATGGAGCGCGCAAAGAAATATTATAGACCTGCTAATGAAACACAAAAAGGTAGCGGTCAAGAGTGGCCACGGCGTATCCAAGACTCATACGGCAGCGCCTATTGTCTTATACCTAACGTATGTGCATGGAGCTTCTGGTCTCACTACCTCTACCGTCTTCCGTCAGGTAAGAAGGGGGCTGTGGGGAGAAATACACAAGCTTTGGTCTTCTACGCATCAATGGCGGTATCAAAATGATAAACCTCCCCTGGGCGGTCGGATAAATCAAACATCTATCGAGATCGATCCTAACTGGTACGTGGAAGGATTTACCACCAATAATCCTGAACAAAAGATACCAGGTATACATGGCGGGAAGATGTTTGCCATAATAGACGAAGCGGGAGCAATTGATCCCACCATATTCGACATGATAGAGACAGTATTGACCAATGATGATGCTTGGGTCTTACTGTTAGGAAACCCGACAGACCCCACTCACCCATTTAACAATTTTTTCAAGCCCGGATCTGGATACGCAACTTATACGATATCTTGCCTTGATTGTCCCAATGTAAAACATGATCGGAATATCTTCCCCGGAATGACAACCAAGGGTTGGTGCGATGATAGAAAGAAAAGATGGGGAGAAGATAGCGCATTATACAGAAGTCGTGTTTTAGGAGAATTCCCCAAGGCCGGGAAAGCTGGTTTGATTCCCTATCATTTTATCGAGGCGGCGTTAAGAAGGGATCTGCCGATTGATCGATGTGTAACTTTAGGCGTTGATGTTGCAAGGATGGGAGGAGACAAGATTGTCATAACGTCTTTGCATGAGAGTGGACGCCTGGTTGTTCGGGAGACTTTTGACAAGGCCAGGATCACGGAGACGGAAGGTCGGATTAAACATTGGGCAGATGAGCTATCTTGGTATGATAGCGAAGGGAATAAATACATCCCAATAATCAACGTGGACGATATCGGTGTAGGCGGCGGCGTAACCGATCATCTTTTGGAAGATGGTTACCCGGTAAACGGGATTGATGTAAGCAAGGCCGCGAACGATACGGCTGATGAGGATGGTCGAGTTAAGTTCAAAAATAAAAGGGCGCAGTACTACTATCAATTAGCTCAAGACTTCATAACCGGAAAAATATCTATCATGCCGCTGACGGATGATAGGGACGATGTTCATAACGATCTGGCCAACGAACTTTCCAAGATAATGTTGAAGCCGAATAGTCAAAACAGTATCCAGATAATGGAAAAAGATCAGATCAAAAAGCTTTTAAAGGGAAACAGCCCAGACATAGTAGAATCTGCAATGTTAGCTCGATCAGAACTTGAATTTGACGAAGACCAATCTTTGGTTGGATTTTTATAAGGGAGGAGAAGACATGGATCAACGAAGGTTTGATGATAGGTTTTTACTTTTGATTCTGGCTATCGGGTTTATAGTTGGAGTCGCATTATTGGGAATAGGGATTGCTAAGGCCGGAACGTTAAACCTGGGAGCCGGTAAAAGACCGATTCAGGTGTTCAGTATGTCGGACGAATTGACTGAGACAGGCCAAGCCGTTACCGGTACATGTGCATTCAAGTCGGTGATAGTAAAGACGGACGGAACCAACAATGTAACCATATCCGTTTATGCCGGAACGGATAACTCAGGGAATCGCCTAATCCCATATCAAACGGTCATTCCTGGCGATAGTAGAATTTTCATGATTGAATTTGGTGTACCGCAACCGGCTGTAGGGGGAGTATATGTGGAGATATCTACCGCAGGAGCAGCCAGGGTACAAGTCCAATATGATCAAGGATGATCGATATGATGAATTTTATCAATAAGATTTTGGATTTTCTTGACAAGCGATTATTTCTGATCCTTATCTTGATCGCCGTTTCAATAATCGTTTTGATCTTTTATCCAAAGGCACAGGCCAATATCTTTAGCGCAGGGACCGGACGTCATAGCGCCTTAATGACAGGCGCTCAAAACAGATATGATCTGAACGCTGGAGGCGGAAGCGAAACAGCATACAATGTTACCGATAATGGATGGGAAGCGTACCGGGTAACAGACAATGGGGGAGAAGATTACAATGTTCAATAAAATATTAATCATAGCCATAGCCTTGTTTTTGATCCCGTTGTCGGCGTTCGCTTATGACGGGCCATATTCGGGCGCTCAGGTAGATTCTGCGATTGCTGCTGCGATTACCAACCGTAACGCCAATTTAGTTTTTGCCGGTCCAAGCTCCGGAGCGGCTGCAGGTCCAACGTGGCGAAGCTTAGTGGACGACGATATACCCGATACTATTACCGCCTCAAATTATGTACCATTGGCCACATACGATGCCAATACGATCCTTGCGGCCACGGCAGACGATACTCCTGCGGCTTTGACGGTGACGGAGCAGACAGTTGTGGGTAGGGCTACCGGGGGA